TGATATGTAAATATTTTGTATATATATATAATTCGCATTTTATATAAAAAGGTTGTCATGATGTAAACTTCATGGCTTTCCTAGAGAAACATAAAAAGAAAGAGGATTCAAGTGTGTTATACAATCCATGTTCCTTTTGAATTGATGGAAGACCCGGCTCTTGAAGCTATTTTGGACTCCAAACCTCCGAGGAGGGATGCTGGTAACCCCAGATGATGGTTTGCAATTAGCGGAAACCCGGTCAATATTAATTTGATCCGTTCATGTTGAGAAGTATTTCACGGTGGACTTATACACCTAGGGTTCGGTTGAATGCGCTTTGCATAGCATACTAGTCTAAGTCGGCCTAAAAACCGTGATGACTATAGGGTAACACCTGGCTAGTATGGGCGTAGAGACATTTTTCCCCGATTAGCACCGAGACTTTTAAGCGTTTGTGAAAGTTAACATAAACACAACGCTATGGAGAGGCGAGGAAGCATCCTAATTATTGCGGCCGCAATCTCAGATTTGCCTTATAAGCAAATCACCCCGTCGCAAGACAAAATTTAATCTACCATGGCTACAACTAATGAAATTCGTGTTTTTGAGAGTGAGAAAAATTTGTTGATTCGAGAATTATCTATTACTGGATATGCAGTCTATAAGACGCTGCGTAAGATTATGTTCCTATCCCGGCAATGCGAACACACTGATGATGAGGCTGTCGCCCAAGTTGGCGATGGTGCTCCCACCAAGATGAAGGGTGGTGTCACTAGTGAAATCCGGAAGATGACTATGATTAAGCGGGAAGTTGACCCACTTCTCCTTAAATATCAAGTTGTCACTAAACGAGAGGCCAATAAGATTAAGCAAAAGGCTTCTGAGGCAATTAAGACGATGAAAGTTGCTGAAAAACCACAAGAAGACTGGGCTATCGCTCAAGGTCCTGAATTTAAATTCAAACCTGGTCTTCCTAAAGTTCCCAAGCTCCCTATTGTTCCTCCTGACCCTGATACTATTATCAATCGAGATGATTCCTTTAATTTTGAGAATTCTATTAACGATGATGTTGCTACTGCTCAAGCTCCCAATGGATACCGTGAGGGTATCATTAAGGCTTATCCGGAGCATGAACATCTTCTACGCAAGGCATTTTCTGATGGAGGTTACTCAGAATTGACACTTGAGGAGCAAAAACTTGTTCTCCAAATCTCGTCTGATTATGATCATTATCTTCCTGTTAGTGTTGAACCCCTCAATAAACCTAAACCTGGCTATTTGGATAGCATGTTCAATTATTTTGCTCCAAAGACTTCTGAGGAGCTTGAGATAGCTTCATCTGCTGGTGCAAAGATGGATGAGGCTATGGATCGTGCTGAGGGAATTCTTGCTGATTCTATTAATGATTTGGGTGCCAAAGCCGATGGATTTGCTGAAAAATTAGACAAAACTGCTGAAAAGACGACTAAAACTGTTACTGATGTTGCTAAGGAATTTATTTCAAAGATCGATGACATAACAAGTGATATGAAACGCACCTTGTTAGATGATATTGTTCATTTGATAACGTGTATCATGACTCTTGCTACTTCTTCTAATTTTAGAGAGGCTTTCAAGATTTTAGCTGTTGGTGTTTCTGGATTTGGGATATCACGTCTCGGATCTTTGCTCGGAAATATACGTTCACATTTGCAACGCGTGAGTGATCAACTGTCAAGTGCTCACGCGCAGGCTCCAACTTCTGATAATGGGCTATTCTCTGCTCTTTACATGCTCTGTGTCGGTCTGTTTACTAATAAGAAACCTTCTGAGGACGATTCAATTATGGCCAATCTTTATTTTGCTAACCAAAGCTTGTCATTTGTTAAGAATACGACTCAACTTGTTGAGTTGTGCTTTAGATATTTGATTCAAATTTTTCGTTGGATAAAATATTGGATATATGGTGATGTTGATGAGGCTACCGGACTTGAGGCTCTTGAACTTCTTCGCAAAGCACATAAGCACACTTCTGCTGCTAAACACGCTTCAGAACGTGTTGGTGGTATGTCGGAGTTTATTGCTGAAACTGAAAAAGCTATGACATGTTTGAATCGGTATCGCAGGTTTTTCTATGGTCGCATCAAGGACCGCAATCTTGATCGACAATTTGTTCTTTTGGCAATCAACTCTCACATGTGGAGACAAACTTTGCTTGAACTCAAGCGTATCAAGCATACTCGTGTTCGACCCACTATTGTAATCTTTAGTGGTGACCCTGGTAGCGGCAAATCTAACCTGCTGCCTATATTTTGTGCTGCTGTCTGGAAACGGATGGGGCATAAAGATTTCACTGAAGATCTTATTTATGTTGCTGACAATGGCGATTTCAATGAAGGATACGATGGACAACCATTTTGGGCTATTGATGAATTTAATCAAGGACGTATTAATGAAGAGTGCACCTCTAATCTTGTTGAGCTTATTAAGATGGGAAATAATTTTCCTTATGTTCTTAATATGGCCAAACTTGAGAAGAAGGGTAATGTTCGATTTGACTCCCCTTTCATACCTATCACTGTTAATTCCACTGATCTTGGTCACGATGCTTCTCTTACTCGCATGGGAGCTATTAACCGTAGAGTCGATGCTATGTACCACGTTGTTCGCGATCGCACCACGAATAAATACACATTTTACCGGCGGAGACGCGGACGTCAACACGATAATGAGGACTCTGATTGGAACACTATTGATGAGAAGGATCCTATATCTTTTGAACAAATTGTTGCTGAGACTGTTAATCGTTATAAAGTCTATGTGAATGAAGTTCTTTCCATCAACCGGCAAGTTAATGATGCATTTGATACAATTGAAGTTGACCCCGATTTCATTGATGGACCTTTTGCAACTCTTGATCCATCTGAGAAGCTTCGCGCTGCTCGTAATGATATTGAGAATATTGAGAAGGAGATGGTCGAATCTATAATTTGGCCCTCTGATGATGATGAACCCAAGGCCAATATTGGTTTTGCTGCTGCCTTTGGTCTTGGCTGGTCTGGCTTTATCGCCATGCAATGTATTAACACCATTGCTGCTAGATGGTGGGCGACTTACATGATGGAATATGCTGATCTTTTTAGGAATAGGTTGAACATTGACCTTGCTAGTATTGATGGAATTCTTGGTTTGTATAATTGGCACATTAAGAATATGACTTTATCTTGGTCTTCGCTTTGTAATGTTATTGTTAATGACCCTATGGTTCAAATAGCTACTGTGATTCTCTCCATTCTCATGGTTGTTGCTCTTGTCCGCTCTTGGATACCTGAAAAGGAACCTGAGTCACAAGGTGTTTATGACCGTAATACTCCAGGTTTTCGCAGACATGGAGTTCATAAGATAAGACCCAAAGTTTCTTCTGGTGTCTCTGAACCACATCTTAAAGGAAATGCAAATCTTATTGACAAAGGAACTGATGATACTATCACAACCATCACAAGCAATCTTGGTTTGGTTAGTCTTCACCATAGCGGTCGTTCACATGGACCGCTACATTGCACTGACCTTGGAAATCGTCTTATCATTTTCCCTATGCATCTTGTGCAACATGCACAACCATATATTTCTGATTCTGATCTTGGTTCTCTTGTTTTTAGATTTCAATTCCTTGATGGCACTCGTGATTTTCGTTATGATGAGCTTGAAGTTATACATGATTCCGAAGCTGATGTTATGGTTGTTCAACTTCCTCGCAAGAGTGGTGGGCAATCCGTTAATGAACGTCGTACAATCGTTCATCATTTTGTTAAGGAGGATGATCTTGAAAAGGATATATCCTCCTGTACGTATGTTGGTCTCCGCAATAAACCTAATGTTCACTTACATCAGATCGACGTTGAAGGTGTTCATGTTGTCACAGAACTTAATGCGCGCGAATACACTATGAAATATGGCGATGATACCGCTGTTCTCCACATACCTGTTGCTTTAGTTGGAAAAGGTGACACTAGACCTGGTGATTGCGGAATGTTGCTAGTTTGTAGAAATACTGCTATTACATCTAAGATCCTTGGTTATCATGTTGCTTATCATTCTAGAACCACTTCATGTCGGGCCATGCCTTTGACTCAGGAATATATCTCTGAGCTCATTTCCCAATTTGTTAGTGTCGCTAATGTTGGTCACATTGATCATATTGGTCCTGCTGCCACAAATATTCGTTTGCTTGATAAGAGTGAGCGGGTTTTTGTCTCTACTACCACCGTTATTCGTGATGGACCTCTTAAAGATGAATATCATGCTCCAACTAAAGCACCTGCTATTCTTAGACACTTTGTTGATAATGATGGAAATAAGCGCTCTCCTATGTTTGAAGGTATTCGTCGTGCTACTGGGCCCAGAAATGGACTCATTCGTGATGGATACGTTGATCAAGCTATCGAAGCCGTTGTAGACACTATGCCTTCTAATGTTGATTTTGAACCTCTCTCTGATTTTGAAAACATCAATGGTGTACCTGGTAATGATTATATTAGTGGTATGAACCTCAAGACTTCCATCGGTTATCCTGAGATGATTAATGTTCATAATGGAAAACGATTTTGTCGATGGCGTTCAACCTAATGCTAATCTTAATGCTCGTGGTTACGCTAGTATTAACAGGTTTATCAATGATGTTATGATTAATGGAGAGAGACCTGCCATTTTTGTTGCTGCCTGTAAGGATGAACTTCTTCCACTTGAAAAGACACAATTTGATTCAAAGCAAAAAACCCGTATTGTTTGGACTGCTGAATTCGGATATATCTTTTTGATTCGTAAATTTTGTGCTCGACCCTTTTCGTCAATGATGAGAGATCAACACAGATTCTGGAGTAGCGTAGGAATCAATCCCCATTCTGCTCTGGATTGGACGCACCTTGCAAGGCGTCTTTGTATGAATCAAAAAGGTTGGAACTATATGGCTCTCGATTTTAAGAATTATGATGGAACTATACCTGCTGAACTTCTTGAATGGGCTATCGAAGCCATAACCTTATGGTTTAAGCGTATGAAAGCTCCTAAAGAAGTTGTTGAAAATTGGGAATTGCTTGCTGAATCTCTTGTTTGTGCTCGGTGCATTGCAATCGATGTTGTCTATGATATCATCGGTGCTAATCGCTCTGGGCATGGGCTCACTGCTCTTTTTAACACAATTATGACCCGTCTTGTTCTTCTTTATTCCGCTATTCGTTTGTCTGCTGAGAATCTTGGTTATGTCATGCCTGTTTTTGATATTGATCGACACATTAAGATGGCTATTTATGGTGATGATTCTGTTTGTGCTGTTCATCCTTTGTGTTATTGGTTTAATCAGAAGTCCGTTTCTGAGCTCACTTATGAAGTGTTTGGACTTACTCTTGTTGATGCTGATAAAGCTGGTAATGAAATGCGTGAATATATACCTCAAGAGGAAGTTACATTCCTCAAGAGGCGTTTTGTTCAGTATGGACTTTACTATCTTGCTCCCTTGCCTATTAATACTATTCGTGATGCTTTATGTTATATTAACAAGAACATGAATCCTTATGATGGCACTATGGCTTCTGTTCAATCTGCTCTTCCTGAGTTCTTTTACCATGGTCGTGAAGTTTTCGAAGCTGAAAAAGCCAAACTCAACGATCTTTTTGGTTGTTGGGGATGGGATAAAATTTCGCACACTTTTGCCGCTCTTTCTTCGAAATGGATGTCTGTTCCTCTTATTGATCACGCTAAGGCTCAATCTTTATCAAAGCTTATTGAAGATACACCTGAAGATAGTGAATTTGCTTTACATGAAATTCACATATATGATGCTAGAAGGATTTACGATTCTGATGTTGACCGTTTGCGATACCGTGTTGGACTTCGTGGTTATAAACAACATTACAAGTGTGATGTTAAAGATCACTTGTTATCCCTTGTTCGTGATCGCGATGCTATTGCTTATCATGCTCCCTATTTCAATGAAACTCCTATTCGTACTAGCGCTGAGGCTCAAGTTGGTGAAGATGGTGAAGTTCCTAGTTCTGTTAGTCAGCCTGCTGAAATTATTGAAGCTGGCATGACCACCATTTATTCTAATGCTGTCACTTATGATGAGGGTGAATACTGGTTACCCACTAGTATCGCTCCACCTGATCCATACTACACTGAATGGGATCAATCCATGGTCACGCGTTTGTATGAGATTAACACCTTCCAATTTAGCACTAGTGATACTGTTGGTGCTCGCAAGTTCATTTCTACACAACCTGATGATTTGTTCGCTAAGGGTAAAATTCAAGACTCGATCTCACAATATGCTTATATGTCCGCTGATGTTGAGTATATTATTGAGATACAATCTAGTTTTCAACACACTGGATCTTTTCAAGTTGCTTGGATGTCTGATGCTGTTCATACTGATCCCTTTTTCTATGATCCTCCTTACTCTACAAGCTGCGGTAACAGCAACATTGTGGATCTTTCAGCTTCTAGCACCCACCATTGTGTTCTTCGCTATTGTGCTGGTCGACCTATGTTTTCACTTGGTTCTTCATATTACACTGGTGCTATTGGTTCTATTTGTATTTTTGTCGTATCTCCTTTACAAAATACTTCTGGAACTCCAAGCACTTATGTTAATGTTTCTGTCAAAGCTCGTTTTATTAATGTTAAACTTGCTGGACCTGCTATCGCTGATTATGCTCTTGCTGTTGCTCAAGTTGGTGATGAAGCTGGACCTTCTACTGCTGATCAAAAGGTTGAGGAGGTTAAGCAAACCAAATTTTCTGATATCGCTTTTCAGGTTGGATCTGCTGCTGAGGGTTTTACTGCTATTCCCTTTGTTGGTGGTGTTGCTGCTGTCGTTTCTACTGTTGCTAAGATTGCTGGTGGCATAGCCAGGTTGTTTGGTAAAGGCAAGAATATTGCTGATACTGAACCTCAGACTGTGTTTACTGGCATTCCAATTAATATGTCTACCGGTTTTGGTGCTGTTGCTGGTCATAAGATGACTTTTGATCCCACTAGTCATACTACAAGTTATGCTGGTGATGGTGGTGATGAACGTGACAACATGATATTTATGAACCTTTTTGATAAGGAAATTCTTATTAATGTTGGATCTTTTGCTACCTCCCTTGCCGTTAACTCGCAAATTACACGTTGGAATGTTGGCGCTCAATATTGTCATTCCGTTTCCACTGGTGTTTATTGTGGTCATCCCCTTGCTGTTATGGCCAATTATGCTAATAAACAAAGTGGTACTCTGATTTATAAGATCATCTTTCGTTCCTCTACAACTCAAAACTTTCGTGTTCGCATTGTTCATCATATGCGTGGTGACACTATACCTTCTACTTTAACTGTTGGTGATGGTGATGTCTTTTCTGAGATCTTTCAAGTCCAAGGCTCTGTACCCATAGAGCGAAAGATCCCTCTCATTGGTCGTACCAACCGGATACTTGTTGGACCCAATGCCGATTTTAACACCGCTGATAGTTACTCTGCTGGTACTGTTGCTATGTATCTTGATGGTGCCGTCACTACTGCCACTTCTACCGCTGCTTTAATATACTATGAAATTTACGTTCGTGCTGCTCCTGACTTTATTTTATCTGAATATATGAATACCAATGCTACTATTACTCGTGCTCAAGCTCCATCCTTTGTTGCCAACAGATATAACAAGGGACTTCCTCCAAGGCTTCGTAAAGTTGCCTCCGAGTGGGTTGATGCTACGGCCCAAATGGCTGTTGATGACACCGAAAATGATGATAATGGTCCCATTGGCATTACAAATATGAGACCACAGGGCATTGTATCCAAAGTTTACAGTGGTGAAGAGGTCTTTAGTCTTCGTGAGCTTCTTCATCGTTTCCAATTGGTTGGGCGTCAAATCACCTCAACCTCCACAGTAGCTTTTGGCTATGTGTTCGTTATTCAAGAACCGCTTACTGATGCTATTAAAGCTCTTTCTAGTATGTATCGTTATTATCGTGGCGATTTCATGTATATGATGGAATTTTATCTTCGTGATTCCTCTTCTCAATACAAGAAAGTTAGAGGAACTGTTCAAATTGAATGGGTTAATGGAACTGCCGTTGCATCTAGTCTTTCAGCTAATTCGAGTACAGGTGGTCTTCAACCACTGTCTGTGCAAGATATAGGTGAATCCAGGTATGTTTTCTGTTCTCTCCCATATGATTCTCAATACACGAAGATGTCTTTCTTATCTTCTGCTAATACTTACGTCAATACTGCTAATGATTCCGGCTATATACAAGTTACCGTCTATCCTGAGTATGAAGCTGGTCAAACAATTACTGTTACTGCTCTTTATATGACACTTTGGCATGCAATTGGAGATTCGTTCTCCTTTTATAACACCACGTATCCTGGACGTTTGAGTGGTGGTACCCGCACCTCGGGAACAGGTGCTGATCTTCTCTAGTTTCCCTAGTTTTAGGCTGGTTTTTACAAAATCTAGCGCTTTCTTTTATCCCCCAATTTCGAATGTTTTGTTTGTTTTTCACATACTCACAAATTTTGTTTTAAGTTTTATCGAGCCTTTTTCCTTAATGCATCCACATTCACAATAAAC